ATGAACCGATATGGAAAACGCTGTGTTTTGTATCCGAGGGTCAGCACAGAGATGCAAGTGGACGGATACAGCCTGGAAGGTCAAAAAAATATGCTGACACGATTTGCGGATCGTGAGGAAATGATTGTTGTTGATACTTATGAAGATGCCGGTAAATCCGGTAAATCCATTGAGGGACGGCCTGCCTTTCAAAAAATGCTCAGAGATATTGAGGATGGCTTGGACATTGACTATATTTTAGTGTATAAGCTGTCACGGTTTGGTCGTAATGCAGCAGATATACTTAACTCTTTGGAGTTGGTTCAATCTTATGGTGTAAATCTGATTTGCATAGAAGAAGGGATTGATTCCTCTCAGACAAGCGGAAAACTTTTGATTTCTGTACTATCTGCTGTGGCTGAGATTGAGCGTGAGAATATTATCGAGCAGACGATGAACGGGCGGCGCGAAAAGGCACGGCAGGGTGGATGGAATGGTGGCTTTGCTCCCTACGGATATACACTGGAAGATAACAAGCTGATGATTGAAGAAACAGAGGCTGTGGCAATACGGAAGATTTTTGAATTATATACTTCATCGGAAATCGGTTTGGGTGGTATTGCGAATCAGTTGAACTTACAAGGTATACGGAAAATTCCGAGGCAGAATGGCACATTAGAGGATTGGACAGGACATTTTATTAAACTGATATTGGATAACCCGGTTTATTGCGGTAAAATTGCTTATGGACGGAGAACGAAGGAAAAAGTCAAAGGCACAAAAAACGATTACCAGATGAAAAGAAATGACGATTACATTCTGACAGAGGGACAGCATAAAGGAATCGTTAGTGAGGAGGTATGGGAAAAGGCTCATGCCAAGCGTCTTAGAACCGGAGTAAAGCAACCGTCAAAAATTGGGCGAGATCGAGTTCATTTGTTATCCGGTCTGCTGAAATGCCCGGTTTGTGGAAGTCCCATGTATACGAATAAACACGCATGGACAAATAAAGATGGCACTTACAAAGAAATTTACTATTATGTATGTAGTCGGAATAGGATGGTCCGGGGGAAGCATTGTGAATATAAGGCGATGCTGAAAAAGACCGATATTGAACCGATGGTCATTGAGGCAATTCGTGAGATCGTAAGGAATGAGGAATATGCCCAAGCCATTAAAAAACGGATTGGCGTTCAGATTGACACGAAAGCAGTGGATAAAGAACTGGAGGGCTATCAGGCAAAGCTGAAGGAAGTTGATCTGAATAAAACAAGATTGGAACGGGAAATTGACAGTCTCCCTGCTGATGCAAAATATCGGGAACGAAAGCTCCATGATATGACCTTGCGGTTAGATTCCCTATATGATGTCATTGTTGAGCTGGAGGAAAAAATCGAAGATGCCAGACTTCGGCGAGATGCAATTAAGCAGCAGGCAATTACTCTTGAGAATATTTACAAAATCATGGTGAATTTCGACTGCGTTTATAATATAATAAATGACGAAGAAAAGAGAAATGTGGTCACAGCCTTGATTAAGGAAATTGAAATTTACAGGAATGACGAGTCTGAATATCCGCTAAAGCGGATTGGTCTGAATTTTCCGGTGTTCAAGGATGGCGGGGAAGTTACGGAGCTTTTGTGGGACAAAGGGAATACCGTTGAGACGGTTGTTTTGCTTTCCAAGGGTGAGGTCGACTCGAAAAAGATTCGGGTTGAGTTCTCTTTAGAAGATATGGATATGTCCGAATTTCAAGATGGGGCAACCTACACGCAGATCAAGGACTATGTACTGGAACATAGCGGATTAAAGGTATCAAACCTGTATATCTCACAGATTAAGCGGAAATGTGGGATTGAGGTTGGTAAGAACTACAATCTGCCGAAGTCCGAAGATTCCAGACAGCCTCTGTGTCCACCGGAAAAAGAGAAAGCAATCCGAGAAGCATTCAAATATTTTGGGATGATATAACATCCCGTAAAATGGAGGTTTCTTATGGATAGATTGATTTCTTGTAAGTTTAACATGGATACCGCTTGTGTGGAACTGAAATTCTTTGATGGTAGTATGATTGCGATTGATACGATTGCGGTTGAGAACGAGGTTGCCGACAATATGTATCAGAGGTCGGAACTGGATTATCTGATTTACAATGACCCGATTGGATATGCTGATTTGATATTGAACGGAGATTCCAAAACCTATTTGAAAAACTGTTACAGAGTATAAATCTGTGGATACGGCGATTGGAGCGATTTGCCTGGCTCACTAAACCTCTAAGCCCATAGTTATTGGCTAAGGCAGATATTCAACTTTAATTTTAGAAAACATAAATAAAGGCTATCCAATCTTTTTGACTGGGTAGCCTTTGAAAGTTTTGCTCTTTCTACTTTTTAAGAATCAATTTATGAATGACCATGCCGATTATCAAACCAAAGGATGATACTGCCAAATACCAAAGCGAATGTATCAATGCTGTCTCGTTATAGTATATAAACACAGATGGCACAAATGTAATTGCTATGATTATTGGATACAAGTACTTTACTTTCAGATTTGAAATGCTGCCAATTAGAATTGAAAGCAATAATGTTGCTAAAATAAGCAAAACTATCATTCCCATAACGTCTGTTGGTCCTGCAAATAATGGAAATACATAAAACATAAATAATTGAATTAAGAGTATTAGTATCTCCTTCAAGTATTTCTTCATAATCAAAACACCTCCGTTCATATAAACTCTTTTTTATTTCATTTTGCAAAGATTATCTTGATTTGCAGTTTGTCATTGTTGTAGATTGCTCCAATACTTCCGCCCATACGCTCAATCAGCAGCTTGGCGATGGACAATCCCAAACCGGTTGAATTGCGACTGGCTTCTACTGTATAGAAACGGTCAAACAATCTGCCGACCGTCACATAATTCAGATTGTGCGCCGTGTTGCTGAATGTAACACAGCCGTTCTTATCCATGACTACGGACAGATCGCCGTCAGAGTATTTCAGCGCATTGCTGATAATGTTGGAAAAGATACGGTTGACCGCACCTGCATCCAGTTCACGGAAAACCGGTTCCTCCGGCAATTCGATTTCCGGTTGGATGCCTTTTTCCTGCATGACCGCATAGAAAGACAGCAGACTTTCCTCCAATGCCCGGACAACATCCATACGTTCTGGTTTCAGTTCCTGAAAAGAAGTAACCACACTATATCTGAATAGTTCTTCGGTTAGATTTTTTAAAACATCTGTTCTGTTTTGGATTTGAGAAAGATAGCAGTGTACCGTTTCGCTTTTTTCCTCTCGTTCCAATAGGTCAAGATAACCGTTTATCGCCGTAAGCGGAGTTCTCAGGTCATGGGAAATATTGGTGATAGCTTCTTTCAGTTCCAGATCGCCCTGTTGGTAACGATGGCGTTCCTTGCGGAGCAATCGAAGCTGGATATTAATCTCCGAAGCCAGTTTTCTCAGATGAGGGTCGCTGGAAGAAATATCAATCAGAGTGTTTGTGTCGGAGGAAAGACGTTCCTGGAATTCTGTATGAATTTCATCAATACTTTTTTCTATAAAAATAATCTTTGTGATTAGAAAAAATACAACAATTAGCAAAATACAACACAAAATCCAAGGGAACATCTTTCTACCTCCTTACTTTAGGTTCTTTTTCTTAAAGGAACGACTTCCTATAAGAGATGTTGAAAAAATTACAAACGCAGAGCACAATGGAAGAAAAATCAGGTGTTCCACCCCTTCTTCGCAAAGAATTACACCTTGTCCTCCAGGTGTCAGACAGATAAGAAATTCCAGCAGGATACGAAATGTTCCACCGATGAATTTGATATTTTGGGGATGCCATCGCACAGTTGGGTCTGTATCACTCCACATCCATCCATCCAATAACTCTGGTTCTGCAAAACGATCATAAAGGAGCATCCCGATTATGACCATTGCAGCTACAGCTCCCAGACAAAGAAGTGTCGCTGAGTTTTTGTTCTCCGCCAGACTTGCCAACAGACAACATACGCTGGAGAGTGCAACGACCATCAAAAGGCTTGAAAAAATATAAAATGCCATCTCTCCCAAAGAGAGGTTCAGGCTTGCCGTACCCAGTAGCGGAATACCCAGCATCCCATTAACTATCAACCAGATTAGTGCAGTACTCAGTCCAGCACATATGGTCAGGAGAAGATTGGAAAAATAAACTTCTTCACGAGTGTGTCCGCAGATTAGTTTATTGCGCAGAGTTCCATATTCATAGTCTGTTCCCCACAAATATGCGGCAAATACGGCGATAAATGGTCCCATCAGGGGTGAATATCCAAAAAAACGGGCGACCAGCTTATAGATGTATGCATTAGTCAAATTCGTCTGGAAGTAACCGTTGAGGATGATGAATGCGGAAAGCAATACAGCAATCACTAATTCTATTCGAATCATTTTTTTATTCTCTGTACGGTAAAAGGCTGCTCGAAAAAGTTTACGCATTATTATCACCTCCAACCAGAGAGATGTAATAACTCTCCAAACTTTCATCTTTTTCCTGCATAGACAGCACTTCGCAGTTTTCCTTTGCCAGTACAACGGTCAGCTGTGTCACATTGATCTTTGCGAACACATCGGCTGTTGTTGCGGAGATAATTTTATATTCCAGATTCATGGAATCCAGCACACGAGCCAGAGTAGAAGTATCGGTCACTTCCATGCGGACACACTTGCGGCAAACTGTGTCCAGTTCTTCTGCACTCAGTTCCTTCACCATGCGACCATTATCAATGATACCGTAATGAGTAGCCAGACGGGAAAGTTCATCCAGAATGTGACTGGAAATAAGAACTGTAATCTGTTTTTCTCGGTTCAACTTCAAAATCAGTTCTCGCATTTCCACAATACCCTGAGGGTCGAGACCATTTACAGGCTCATCAAGAACAAGAAAGTCGGGATCACCGGCTAATGCGATAGCGATGCCCAGACGCTGCTTCATACCGAGGGAGAAGTTCTTCGCTTTTTTCTCTCCCGTGTTGTCGAGACCTACCAGCTTCAACAATTCCTGAATACAATCAAATGATGGCAGACCAAGAATGAGATACTGGTGCTTCAGATTTTCCTCCGCAGTCATATCCATGTAGATGGACGGTGTTTCCACCACAGCACCCATGCGACGGCGGGATTTGATAATATCCTTGCTGTCATTGCGGATGCCGTACAGAGAAAAGCTACCGGAAGTCGGTTCCTGCAATCCGCAGATCAAGCGGATCAGGGTTGTCTTACCAGCGCCGTTCTTTCCCACAAAGCCATAGATGGAACCTTTGGGAACATTCATAGTAAGACCATTCAATGCCTGAAAGTTTTTATACTTTTTTGTCAGGCTGTTTGTTTGCAAAATATAGTTCATATTGTATTACCTCCTTTGCTGACCTAAGTTTACAAAACAAAAGTCAAGAAAGTGGTCAAGAAAAACGTCAAGATTTGGTCAAGATTTTTTGTTCTGCCAATTTGAAACCAATTCCCCAGACTGTTTCGATATAGTCTACACCGCTGACATCCTGCATCTTTTTACGAAGATTGCTGATGTGCTGCTTCAAAGAACGCTCGGTGCAGTCGGGTGTGTCCAGACTGATTCTGTCAAGCAGGACACTCTTTGAAATTACCTGTTTGGGATTTTCCATCAGCAGTTTTAAGATGGCATACTCCGTTCGGGTCAGCTTCACAGGCTGCTCCTGTACTGTCAGAGAAAGGGAAACCATATCCAAAACCAAATCGCCAACGGAAAGAGATTTGGTTTCGCCATGTTGTTCTGCCTTGCGGAGCTGAACAGTGATACGGGCAAGAAGCTCCTTTGTATCAAAAGGCTTGGTCATGTAATCTGCCGCACCGCCCAGCAGAAGATTTACCTTGTCTTGCACATCTACTTTTGCGCTGAGAACGATAACAGGAATGTTCTCAATGTGGGGCAGAACTTCCTCGCCAGACAATCCCGGCAACATCAGATCCAGCAGCACCAAATCGGGCTTGTTTTGTGAAAGAAGATATAACGCTTCTGTGCCGGAGTATGCACGAAGAACAGAATAGCCCTCTTGCACCAGCACTTCTCTCAGCATATCTCCAATATGAATATCATCATCTATGATTGCGATTGTTTTCATTCTCGTTCCTCGTCAATTTCCTTTTATAGTTCAAACGCTACTATCGTTTCCTTTGGCAACTTCTCGTTTTCGCAGTTTAGAAGGTAGGCTATTGCCTTGTTCGCAAAGCGGTTTGTTTTCATTGTATCCCAATCGGCAAGTCGGACTATTTCTGATGTGCCGTTCTCAAAATCAAATGAAATCTGGCCCCATTCGCCGTCGCAGTCTGCTTGGTATTCGTAGATTGCGGTGGCGATTTTCTTTTTTCGTTTGGTCTTGGATTTCTGTTTCAAGCGGACAGCATGGATTGCGCCCTCGGCAACCAACAATTCTGTCAGTTTGTCCACTGCTCTGCGGTAGGCTCGCTCCGCACCGCTGGCAGTGCTGCCCTCAAACATTACAGCCAGTTCCTCAAAGGTGGGACGGCCTTTCCATGAGCCGACATGCCCGCAGGTCATGCAGATTGCCAGCCGCTTTTCAAGCAAGGTCTGTTCCCGGTAGTTCAGCTTATCAAAAGCTCGCTGCACCTTTTCTGCCTGTATGCCGTTCCAGAGGATGTCGGAGTAGTTCCAAGTATCATCAAGAGCAACATCTTCGCCCGTTTCCTCGCCGTCCTCATCTGTCACATAGAATGGTTGCTGATTGCGGATACCTCGAACAACTCTCAGATATTCTTCCGCAAGGGCAAAGTCACAGTTATACTTTTTGGAAAACTCGCTGACCGCATCCTTGGTGTTATGGTACAGCCAAGCCATTGACCGCACCATTTTATAATTGGTCAGAGAGGATACCGACCATTTTTCTTCGCCCATGCGGAAGCGGAGCATAGCATCCCGGATGAACGGGAAAATGTATGTAGCATACTCCGCACCCTTGGCAGGATCATAGTCCATCAGCTTTTGGAGCATTTGTTCCCTGCAGGAGAGCTTTATATCTATAAAACGGTCTGTATCGTACAGATCGCCGCCATCCACACCCCAAAAGCCTTTGATGCGCTTATTGAGCTGTGGCTCATAATGGTGGAGGAAGAACGAGAAATATATCAAATTCTTTTCCCGCAAGGCAGACAGGATATATTCATTCAGACTGCCCACCGCTGGCGGCTCCGGTTCCAGTTGGAAGATGCGCTCTGCCATATAGGGAATGATACCATCACCGTGCGGATTGACAGCGTATTTTGGTATGTATCCGGTCATATTCCATGTAAAATCACTTAGCATAGCGCACCTCCTTTCAACGTCCAATTTCAAATTTATTTCTTTTTCTTACTCGCAAAAATTGCAATTATACAGAAAACCAAGAAAAACAAAAATCCTATTTTCATTGACTGTTCCTCCTAACAAATTCAAATGCACTTTTGGGCTTCTTTCTTCAAAGCAACCTGTTCCATTTCTTTCTCATAAGTTCCCTTGGCATAAGCGACATTACTTTTTGCCCGGAGCATCTTATCTTTCGCCAGTTTCTTCATAACCTCTGCTAAATCCTCATCCAGTTTGCCACGCTTGATATAGCGGTTTATGGTATTCAGCCGCTTTTCGTATATCTGGATAACAGGATGATCGTCTGCAAGCTCCCGTTGTTCTCTGCCTTTCAGATTGCCGATCTGTCGGCAGGTGCGGTGTAGCTTGTCCCCCGGCGCATAGCCGCCGCAGTATTTGGTGTGCCTTGCGTTGGTTGTCAGAAACCATTTGCCGCAAATTTTACATTTCTTCGGTGCATGACCGACACACAAGCCCTCAAAGAGATCAGACCGGAACATCCCCACAAAGGATACATAATGGATTCGCTTGACGAGCTTTGCAACTTTTTCGCCGGGACGGATGACCGATACATACTGAACGGAATTGTTCAGGGTAGACATCCAGGCATTGCCCTCCGTGATAGAGAACTCCGGCGGGAAATAGCTGCCGAACATTCTGGCGAAGCCCTCTGCGGTACGGTCTGCTTCATTTCCGTCTGATTTTTCCGCAAAATCAAGCATTGCGGTTTGGTATTCCCCAAGGGAGTATGCCAGATGCCCGAATACAGCAGTATATCGTTGGAGCATCATTGCATCGGCATAGTTCGGGATTTCTTCAAACTGCAAGGAATTAGTTGCGGCTTTTATGGCAAACTCCATATATTTCAGCGCATTGTCCGCAGTAAAGACTTTTTCAATCCGTTCTCTATGTTTTGGAATATTCATATTGGAGAACGGCGGCGTTTCGCTGAGAATATCCACCATTGTCAGCACAGCTTCCTTTGCCATAGGAAAGAGTGCGGAAGCATCCTGTCCGGCGTTTAACATTCCAAGCAGTAGATTGATTTTCTCGCATTGCTCGTTCATTCTTGCGAGGGTATCCGCAGGAACATTCAGCGCATCACAGGCAAGAGTACCGATAGGAAATATTTTGCCCTCATATATGACCGTATCCTGCCAAAAATCCAATGTCATCAGTTCTTGATTCATGCTTGCCCTCCTGTCCTGTTTTTTCACTTTTCTAATTATACCATGCAAATGTGAAGAAATCTACATCATCAGATAAGTTGTCCTGTTTTTTGAAATGAGGTTGTCCTGCTTTTAGCCTGCTTTTTTTCAAATCCGTCATAACCATAGTAGAAAGGGCGAAGCACCTGCCAATCACGGCGGGTGCTTCGTGCTTTCCAGACTATTATGAACGGAGGTTTTTCTATGACAATCTATGAAAACATCAAGGCGGCGATCAGCGTGAAGCAAGCTGCCGAGCACTATGGGCTGAAAGTCAACCGCAGCGGTATGACTTGCTGCCCATTCCACAATGACCGGCATCCGAGCTTGAAGCTGAATGAAGATTATTTCTTCTGCTTCGGTTGCGGAGCCAAGGGAGACGTGATCGACCTTGTGGCAAAGCTGTTCAATCTGAGTAACCATGAAGCAGTGCAAAAGCTGGCTGCGGACTTTGGGCTTGACCCGAAACCGCCCACTGCCGCAGCTATGGTCAAGCCAAAGCGTCCCTATATCCGTCAGTTCCGGGAGGATGAAATGCTGTGTTTCCGGGTGCTGACGGATTATCTGCATCTGTTGGAGGATTGGAAAGTGCGCTATGCACCAAAGACACCGGACGAGCCTTATGATGACCGTTTTGTGGAAGCCTGCCAGATGCACTGCCATATCGAATATATGGCAGATGTGCTGACCGTGGGCGAATTGGAACAGCGTGTAGCTGTTGTGGACAAACTGATGAAGGACGGGTATATCGACTTTCTGAAAGAGTACACTGCACGAAAGAAAAAGGAGGTGGCACACCATGGCGAAGAACCGGAAAACGCCTGATATGAATTTGCCTGTCTGGTTTGATGGGCAGAATATCAATGAAGCTCTGTTTTGTGAAGAATTTCTGCAAGAGAGCAGAATCATCTTTGCAAACAGGGCTTTCTTTACGCCCAATGGACGGGTAACGGATGATATTGTCCTGCGGGGCGAGGTCTACGAAAAGCTGAAAAGCTACACCATCAGCAGCGTACCGCAGAAGATCAAAAACATCATGGAATTGCTGAAACTGGAAGCCATGGTTGAGGATCTTCCTCCCCAGCCTGACCGCATCCATGTTGCCAACGGAACGCTCATGCTGGATGGAAGATTTATCGAGGGGAAAAAGGAAATCGTACAGAGCCGCTTGCCTGTTTCCTACAATCCAAACGCTGCTGCACCTGCTCTGTGGCTGAACTTTTTGGACGGTTTGCTCTATGAAGAAGATATTCCCACCTTGCAGGAGTTTATCGGCTACTGCCTGATTCCCTCCAACAAGGGGCAGCGCATGATGGTGATTAAGGGCAACGGCGGCGAGGGCAAATCTCAAATCGGTGCAGTGCTGTCCACCATATTCGGCACGAATATGAAAGACGGCAGTATCGGTAAAATTTCCGAAAACCGCTTCGCCCGTGCCGATCTGGAACACATCCTGCTGTGCGTGGATGATGATATGCGGATGGAAGCTCTGCGCCAGACCAACTATGTAAAATCCATTGTAACCGCACAGGGCAAGATGGATTTGGAACGCAAAGGTAAACAGAGCTATCAGGGCTGGATGTTCGCCCGGTTGATGGCATTCAGCAATGGCGATCTGCAAGCCCTGTATGACCGTAGCGATGGTTTTTACCGTAGACAGCTTGTGCTGACTACCAAGGAAAAGCCCGTGGACAGAGCCGACGATCCCGATCTTGCAGAGAAGATGAAAGCCGAAGCCGAGGGGATTTTCCTCTGGGCATTTGAAGGCTTGCAGCGGCTTGTTGCCAACAACTTTAAGTTTACGGAGAGCGACCGCATCCGTGAAAACCGGGAAGCGGTCAAGCGTGACAATAACAACATTTTTGACTTCATGGATTCCGAGGGATATATCCGGCGCAAGGCGGATGCGTCCATCAGTTCCAAGGACTTTTACGCTATCTATCGCCTGTGGTGTGAGGAAAACTCCCTTGCCCCTCTGAAATCCCGCAGCTTCAGCGATGCCATGGTTGCCAATGCAAAGAAATTTAATTTGGAGCATTGCAACAACATCACCAACTCAGCCGGACGGCGGGTATGGGGATTTATGGGTGTGGAAGCTGTGGCACGACCTAATATAAACGGGTTTTACGACGTTTCGCCATGTACGTACGTACCGGAGGAATGGCAGGACTGATTCCTGTCTTTCGTTTTCTGTATGTATGTACACAGCGTTTTACCTGTTTTCCTTTTTTATAGGAATAATCAGCTGTCAGAACTGACCTGTTTTCGGGCATTGAAAATCAATGGTAATGGAAACAGCAAAGTTCTTGACCGCAGGACGAAACCATTTCACCAAATCGTGCTTCTCCAAACCATGCACCCAGTTTACGAAACAATGGGTGTTTTCACTGTTTCAGACAAAATCCCACGGAACAGCAAAGTGGGATATATGCCTGTATGGACAGAGTATCGCACTCACAAAATGAAAGCGATTTTGGAGAAAGCAGATTTTTCACTGTTCGGTGCATCTGCTCCGCTTTGGGGAGTAGCCTTTGCACCGAATTGTAAATCAAAAATATGGAGGAATTTACAATATGAATGTACGCAACGAAATCAAGGCACAGATCATCCGTGCCGGAATGACTATGCAGGAAGTAGTTGACCTGCTCTCGGACGAGTACGGTTGGAGCGACAGCGTTTCCAACCTGTCCGCAAAATTACAGCGGGAAAGCATCCGATACAAGGAAGTATTGGAGCTTGCCGATGTGCTGGGATACGACATCGTATGGCAGCAAAGACGGGAGAAGTGATGCCCCGGCAACATCCCCTCGTAGTTCCCGTCCCCATAGGCACACCGCAGTGCTGTCTATGGATGGCAGTGAAAGATACGCTTTTCGCTGCCGCCGTCTGCAAAGAGAAGTTCACCGGAACAGCTTCATGCAGACGGGCTGACCATGGGAAAAGTTGCAGACATTTTCGCATTGGTCAGCAGAGGTTGCCGCAGCAACCGCACTCCCCCTCGGGAGAGCCCTCGGAGAGCCCACGGCACTTTGCAGCCAGTATGGATGAAAGTGTTATAGTGGGTTATTACACTTTGAAAAAGTGCCTCTCCGCAGCTCCCCGCTGTCTGCAAATTTTAAGGAAAGGACAAAAAATCTATGGCAAGAAATGATGGAATAGACCGCACCGTAGCCCGGAATCAGGACTTACCGACACCGGACGATGTGGCAAAAATACAGGAACACAATGAGCGAGAAAAGGACAGTTACAGCAATCAAGACATTGTGCCGGAACGCACTCCGCTGAATGTTCACTTCAAGACTCCCACCGATGATTATGTGAAAATGTTTGAGCAAATGGAACAGGATGGCGTGATCTCCACCAGAGGTCTGAAACCGGATGCCATCAAATACGGCGAGTTGGTTTTTGATGTGAACTCCGCTTATTTCTACAACCACGGCGGCTATGAATTTGCAAAACAGTTTTATGCTGATGCCTATAAAGCCGCCGTGGAGATCGTAGGCGGTGAGCAGTATATCCTCTCTGCTGTGATGCACGCCGATGAGCACAACCGGGCAATGTCCGAAGCTCTTGGCGAGGATGTGTACCACTATCACCTCCATGTGGTTTATATTCCGGTAGTGGAAAAGCAGATCCTTTGGTCGAAGCGATGTAAGGATGAAGCTCTCCGGGGAACGGTAAAGGAAACGATCACACAAGTCAGCCGAAGTAAGAAATGGGACTCCAAACCGGTGCTTGACGAGGACGGAAATCCCAAGCTCAATGAAAAAGGAAAAAAGATTTTAAGGTCATCCTACAGCGTGTTGCAGGATGACTTTTTTAATTTCATGCGTGCTGCCGGATATACCGATGTGGAGCGTGGAGAGCGTGGCAGCACCGAGGAACATCTGACGGTGACACAGTTTAAGGTGCAGGCGGAACAGCAGCGTTTGGAAGCTGTGACAGGACAGGTGGCACAGGCAGAACAGAGTTTGGAGGATGCTAAAGCTGCTACGGAAAAGCAGAAAAAGAAACTGGAAGCTCTGCAAAAGGAAACCAAGGCAGCAAAGGCCATTGCACTTACGGTGCAGGATATTGAAGCGATGGGCAAGAAAGCCACGTTCGGAAACAATATCACGCTGACACCGGATGAATGCGACACGTTGAAACGCTATGCCACCAACGGCATTCTCTTTCATGCAGAGAATGAGCGATTGAAAGGGAAACTGGAATCTGCTCAAAAGTCTGCATCCATTTGGAAGCAGCGATGTGAAGAAGCGAATAAAAAATATCAAGAGTTGAAGCAAAAAGCCCAGCCTTTCCTGGATGCACTGGAAATTGCATCCGAAAAGGTTCGGGCTTTTATCAATTCCATCCTCGCCAGAGGAAAGGAAACACAGGAACACAAAGCACCTGCCCGTAAGCGTGGACAGGACATGGAAATTTGATGGAGGTAACTGCCTATTGAAGAAATATTATGAGGATGCAAAATATAATGCGGCATTTGTCCGCTGTGTGGATGTTATGAGCCAGATGCTCCAGAAATATGGACATCAGGTTTTGGATAAATTGGAACAGGATGCCCCTCAGAAAGTGGAGCATTCCAAGGAAAGTAATCAAGCACAGCCTTTGACGAATAAGGCTGCGTAAAAATTTACAATTTACACGTTGCGTATTCACTGCGGCTATGCTATAATGATTACGCAACGTGTATTTTTGTTTTTTATGGAGAAAAGACAGATGGATTGTAAGAACAGAATTATCAAGTTGCGGGAAAGCACAGGACTGAACCGGAAAGATTTTTGCAAGCTCGTCCATATCCCTTACCGGACTATGACCGAGTGGGAATTGGACAACCGCCATGCACCGGATTATGTGCTGTGGCTTTTGGAGTATTATATCCGCAACGAGGGACTTATGGTAAAGGAAATGAATGAGGGAGGTGGAGATTCTGAAAAAGAAACAACTTAAATGCTATATTTATACAAGAGTGTCCACCTCTATGCAGGTTGACGGGTACAGCTTGGATGCCCAGCGTGACAAGCTGAGGAAGTATGCGGCATACGAAGATATGGTTATTGCCGGGGAGTATTCTGACGAGGGATTTTCCGGAAAGAATATCCAAGGGCGGCAGGACTTCCAACGGATGCTGAATGACATCCAGGACTGCAAGGACGGCGTTTCCTATGTGCTGGTCTTTAAGCTGTCCCGATTCGGCAGAAATGCGGCGGATGTTCTGAACTCTTTGCAGCTCATGCAGGATTTCGGTGTCAATCTGATCTGCGTGGAGGATGGCATCGACAGTTCAAAGGATGCCGGAAAGCTGATGATTTCCGTGCTGTCTGCGGTGGCAGAAATAGAGCGAGAGAATATCCGCACCCAGACAATGGCAGGACGTGAGCAAAAGGCTCGTGAGGGCAAGTGGAACGGTGGTTTCGCTCCTTATGGCTACAAACTGGAAAACGGAGATTTGGTCATTGCGGAGGATGAAGTGGAAGTAATCCGTGTCATTTATGACCGCTACATTCACACCAACGAGGGCGTTGCCGGGGTTGCTAAATATCTGAACCGCAACGGCTTTATCAAGAAACTGCGGCAGAACAATACCATTCCCGGATTTTCAAGGAACTTCGTGCAGGATGTATTGGACAATCCCGTTTACATGGGAAAGATCGCCTATGGCAGACGCAGGACGGAAAAGAAGCAAGGCACAAGAAATGAGATGCACGTAGTTGAGCAGTCGGAGTTCCCGATTTATGAGGGACAGCACGAAGCCATCATTTCGGAAGAAGATTGGTATCTGGCACAGGAAAAGCGTAAGATCAATTCCTTTAAGCGGGAAAAGGTCAACAATCCAGATCATGCACACATCCTGTCCGGCATTCTGAAATGCCCATGCTGCGGAAAGAGTATGTACGGCAATATCGCCAGGGCTCACAGCAAGGACAAGAAAACGAGGTATTATTACTACTGCAAAAACACGGTAACACCTACCGGACATGAGTGCAGCTTCCGACTGAATATCGAGCAGACGGAGATCAACAAGTTTGTGGCTAAGATTATATCCGCTATGGTCAACAATCCCCGGTTTGTAGAAGCGATTCAGGCGAAAATCGGCTCGGCTGTTGATACAGAGGATATGGAAAAGCAGATCGCCGTCCTGCAAGGACAGTTGAAGCAAGCCTTTGGAACGAAAAGCCGCTTGGAGCGTCAGATGGACACCTTGGACATCAACGATGCCCACTATGACAGAAAGATTTTGGACTTGCAGCGCCGCTATGATGAGCAGTATGATACAATAGAGGATATCGAAGTTCAGATTGGCGAATTGCAAGGTCAAATCCGCAGCATTCAGCAGGAGAAAATCTCCGGTAACAATATCTATCGGCTCTTACTGGCATTTGATGAAGTCTACCATTCCGCAACAGAAGCGGAACAGAAAGAGTTTATGAAAGCCTTTATCGAGCGAATTGAGATGTTCCCGGAGAAAAGGAAAGACGGAAGCTGGATAAGAAAGATTGTGTTCAACTTCCCTGTGCCTGTTGATGGCGAGGAAGTGAAAGAACTTCCCTTGGAAACTGAAACAACTGTCGAGACAGTTGTTCTTTTGTCCCAACAGAAGCCGGATGACACGATAGAGATCGACTTAGACCTGGACGAGCTGGATGCTACCAGTGCCGAGTTGAAAGCAACCTATCAGGAAATCAAAGATTATGTGCTGAAAGAATTTGGCTTGAAGGTTTCAAGTTTATATATTTCTCAGGTAAAACGCAAATGTGGAATTGAAGTGGGAGAAAACTATAATCTTCCAAAATCAGAAAATGCAAGAGTTCCACAATGCCCGAAAGAGAAGGAAGAAGCTATCAAGGCTGCCCTGAAATATTTTGCGATGATCTAAGGACATCGCTGATTTCAAGGAGGAATAACACATGAAAAGCACATTTGAAAAAATGGGTGGAACCTACACACTTGGCGCAGACGGAATTTACTATCCGAATCTTGTCAGTACAGATGAAGAACCGCATTATGGGAAATATGGAATGATGCGGAAAACATATCTGAAAGAGCATCGTCTGGCAATGTATTCACTGTATATGTTGGAAGACAGACTGGTGGAACATCTGAATCTTGTGGACGATGAAGCACAGGAGAGAATGGATATTCTGGTACGTCAGATGATGGAGCAGCAGGGCATTACGGAAGAATTGAAAGCTCGTGATCAGATGGAATGGGTCAGAGCGGTAAACAATATCCGGAATGCTGCAGAAGAGATTGTGTTAAAAGAATTAGTGTATATTTAAGGTAATGGAAAGCTCCTTCGGGAGCTTTTCGCTGTTTGGAAGAGATTATATAGAAAATGGGTTAAGAAGATGGTATTATTAAAGCAACGGGATTTTTTTATTATAGTATCTAAAATGTTTTATTCATTACAAGGAAATGGAATTGATGAATGCCATTAAACTTCCTAATAGAAATAGAATCGTTCGATATTCTGAATTGGAAAATTTGATAAGTACAGATTAGAGCACGTGTAGATGTAATAAGAGAACGAAAGGAAAAATATGGGAAAAAGCACAAAGAAGAAAAACAAAAAGATTACAGCTCCAAAAGCAAATATTCAGGAATTAAGTATTTCTAGGGATGGCGGACAAATTGCACTCAGGGGGTATTCATATCAATTTTTGTATTCGTGTTATTTAATTCTTTCGTCATCAAATCCAAGCAATTTTTTCCAGCTTGAGGGGATTGAAGATATTGATTGTATCATGCAGAAAAATGGTAGTAATGATATTACTCATATACAGTTGAAATATTCTGTCAACAAACAGGATGCCAGCTTTTTAACTGATGTGCTCAAAAATTTTCTTGAAGCATATTTGCTGGATCAAAATAGATTTTTTAAGCTTGTTTACGATTTCCCTGTTGCAAAAGGCCATCTAAGTAAGATATTTGCATCTAAGTTAGACGAAAAATCACGCACCCATTGGGCTGGCGTGATTTCAAATATCAAGAAAAACAATCCTTCTTGGAATTGGTCTGTTTATGATTTCGATAAATTTATTTCACATCTGTCATTTGAGAAGATTGAAAAATCTATACTTGCTACTGAAATTGAAAAAACCTTAATTAGAATTTATGAGATTAACACAGACAATGTTTCATTATTTGCAAATAGCATAAAAATTCTTTGCTTTGAAAAAATGGAGCAGCGGGCCTATGTGACAAAAGCAGAATTAGATTCCAAAATCCAATCTGTCAAAATAGATATCAGTAAGGGTCCTCAAAATCCAGCTCATAGTTGGATTCGTAAACTGGACTACTCTAAGCCTAGCATTGATGAAGGGTGTAGTTTTTACGAAGGGAAAAAAGCAACACCAGCAGATATAGTAAGTGGGTTTCCAATCAAACGACCGAGTTTAGAAAAAGATGTTATTAATTCTATTTGCGAAAACATGGTTACTGTAATTAAAGCTTCTAGTGGGCAAGGAAAAACCACGCTGGCTTTGCGGGCAGCTTATATTCTCCAAAATGAATATATACCATATCAGTTACTATGGTGTGATGAGATAAAAGAAATTGGGAATATTGTCCAATATTTCAAAGCAAGAATTCAGCTTGGTGAAAAGATTCTTATCTTAATTGACAATCTGGATAACCATCTCAGCAAATGGAATTATCTTGTTCAGCTCTTACAATCCGAATTGCATTGTCATTATAAGTTGCTCATCACATCGCGAGAGATGGATTGGTATAATTATAGTGGTGACTTGAGCAATATCCAGTCTTTGAAAGTAATTAAGCCGGTTTTAGAAGAAAAGGAAGCAATAGAGATATTCAATCTATTCAGAGAGGCTAAGCAACTTCACCCAAGCATAACAAGCTGGCAAAGAGCATGGAATAAGATTGCAGAAAGGCAACTACTTATAGAGTATGTCTACTTGCTTACTCATGGTGAGATGTTATCAGAAAGAATAGCCTCACAAATATCCGAAATAGGACAATCATCTTCTGGCAAAGCAAAATGTGAAATCTTACGCAAAGTATGTTTTGCAGATCTTTGCGGAGTCAGGCTTTCTGCTATCAAACTTTCTGCGAGTCAATCAGAAGACTCTGGCTCGGATTTTGGGGAGCTTTTAAAAGGTATGGAATCGGAGTTCCTTGTGCATGTAAATGAAGAGAGTGGGTATATTGAGGGGCTACATCCCATTCGGTCAAAGCACGTTGTTAAGAGGCTGCATGAATTCCTGCCAATTGACAATACCGCCATTTCAGTTATGAAAATGGCGGACAAAGCGGACCTATCGATACTGTTTTCTCATCTGCCGGAGTTTACCCTGAACAAAGAAACGTTTTTCCGCGATGCGGTCGAGAGTCTATGGGATGAAAAAGACCTTTCAAACTATACTTCTGCAATACAGGGGCTTTTTTCAGGGAGTGTGATGCAGTATTTCCTTTCTAACCGGGCTACGTTTGACGATGCAGATGCCCACGGCGGTCTTTTTCTTCTATCGACCGAAATGTGCCCCTTTGCTGTATTCGAGGATTTCGGTGTGTCGATGGATACGCTGGACAAAATGCGGGAAACATTTCCGGATAATAAGAATATAGAATATCTTTGCCGATTACGGGAGCGTATTCCCACCTGCTGTTTGCAGGAAACGTATGTCTATATTTTCTGCGATTGTTTATATAGGAAAATGCGCACCTTTCGTTTTGACGGAATAAAGGACATCACGTCCTATACCTCCATTTCTGAGTGGATCTATAACATCAATCCAGAGTGGAATGTATCGGCCGGATTTTCTCTGGACGATCTTTGGAGCAAGCCAGAAAAATTGACGCTGGAGTGCGTTTCTACGCTGATGTATCTCTCCTACTGCGGGAACAGAGAGAAATATATGGAATTTGTGGAACGAAATCTTAAGAGTATTCTTACGTACCTTAAGCAGTGGACCAGATCACATAGGGTATTTATTGATTCCGAAAAAAAAGCGATTCACATTGAATATATCCTTCGATTGCACAATATTAAAACGGGAAATGAGCAGAGCGTCTCAAGGCTGAAATTCCTTTGTAAAGCCTTGCCTATTTTTGATTTGTATTGCGCGGATGCTCTCAAGCCGACAGTTGATTTGCTCTCGGCTTATCCTGTTCCCGACGATGCACATAAAGAAATGCCCATTAAAAATATTGTAATCATGTTCCATCAGAATCTTACGTCGCTATGGAACAAGACCATTATGAGCAATTACGAATTTGATACCGCGACAGAATGGTTAAATTACTGGTTTGATGTGAGAGAACATATATGTTTGCTTGCAGATAAGTGCTGTGCCTGTATTTACAAACTCCTTGGCGGAAAACCATTAGGGAGTTTGGCCGGGGAGGTAGATCAACTTCGTGAAGAATTTGCCCTAATTACTACTGGTGAAAAGCGATATCCTAAAGAAGATCGTCCTTTTGAAGAAAAAGCTACAGTGCCCGAGAGGTTAGGAAAAATAAAGAGTAAATACTTTCAAAGCATACAAAACTTTATGAATCAGTTTGCAGGGTTCCTCATTAAGAATGAACAAAAACAAAGATTGGCTATGGTTAACCTCACAATAGCTCAAAGTGCTCTTGTGACAATGCAGAATTACTTTGCAGAAATTGCAATTGATTTTAGCTTTCAGGAAAGACAGTTGACTCTTTGTGTTATGGAAACACAAAACATAGAGCGACTAATAATGTGCTGTAGCTACTACCAGACACATTCGCCAAATAAGTATTTTAATAAATATCAAATTAGCAATTGGTATGACGGGCATTGTCGGGATGAGAGAAAGATAGTAGAAGACGGATTGTCGGAATTAGAATCAAAGTATTCGATTCATTTTCCTGATCAGATTTACACCATTGACATGTTGAGCTATTATCCCATCATAGTTGGTAATTTTGATATGGCATCGGAAAGCAATTTAACCGAATGGCTTCTGGGCTGTATCGCATTTGCTGATGCTCCCTTTGATTACCTAGTCATATTATCTGCAAACGAGTCCAAAGAAATAGATTCTACTGCTTTACAGTTCCCTCGACGGATGCTCGTTGACGTCAAGAAGGCAATCGAATCAGAAAATCATTCATTGCTTGATAAACTGGTGCCTCCATATCCTGTGAATGTGACAGCACAAATGCTTGACTGCTTTAGTGAAAAATATGATTTGCCTGAAAAAAAAGTCACCGATGTCGATGAACTTCCAATAGGATATATTGCAGAAGAACTATGGATATATTCTAAATCTGTGGAGTTGTTGACGGAACCAGAAGATGCGTGTTATCTTGCAGCTCAAACGCAAGATATTCAGCTCAACATTACGGAAATGCTTTGTTTATTGAAGAACAAGCTTCCGGTCAAAGATGTCGATTGGTTAATAGAAATTTGTGATAACGTATTTTCAGGAGAAAAATTTGATGACATTATGTTCAATAATGTTATTGAACATTTCATACAGAAAAAGATTGAACAGTAAAATCGTTGTAGCTTGATTGTTTTAGCAGACAGTGTCTATTTAATCGAAGAAAAAGAATGTTGATAGTATAGGCATTGAAAATGCTAGACTATGACTTAGATTTCAAATAAAAGTAAATAGTTGGAATATTAAAATAATAATGTGTGAATATTATTCATTGTCTCGGCACCATTTATGGTGCCAGGACAATACTTTAGATGATTACAATTCCATATCATGTGACCTTTTCTTAGTCCGAGCAGACTGATTTCGCCGCATTTCCTGTTCTCTCTGATATTTAAGTTCCCATGCACGATGGGAGAAAACATCAGGGTCTTCCACATTGAGATAATCCACCTCATCGGCTGCAATATCACGACGGTGATAGTCATAATACTTACCAAAAGTACCTTTGAGCTGCTCGATCAGCTTATCCCGGAAATCAGGACGTATCTGGATTCTGGTATCCAGTAACTCGGTATATTGTTCTGGTTCAGGATGAAATTTTTCTTCCCGGAAAGCGGCGGCATCTTTTTCAAGCTGTTTTTTGAGCGAGATGTCCTGAGAATCTAGGATATCAAGATTGTTATTCATTTGGTCATATTTCTTGGATAGATTTGTCATATCTTTATCGGTAGAGCATTGTGCCTGGAAGATTAGCTGCTCTTTCCTTGATTTCAGTTCTTCAATTTCTTCGGTAACAGTGGTAAGCTGCTGATTCAATTTTATATGCTGGATGGGATTCAAAATACTGTTTTTCTCTTTTTTCACATTCAGTTCTTTCCGCTCTGTAACTTTAGCTTTGAGTTTCTTTTTAATGGTGTTGTATTTATTCAGTATTGGATTAAAATGATTCATCCAGTCATGGATCACTTCTTTTTGCATCTCATTGTGGAGCAAATGATACTGTGTAAAAATCATATGATTGCGGATCGCTTCTAACGTTTCAGCTATTATTGGAATAGACTTTTCTACAGCTTCAGCCAGTTTTGCTACCTTTGCTTTTAATTCTCGGAGCATTTTGTTATCCGCACGAATCTGACGGTTGATTTCACAGCGGTCTGCTATCATGCCTTTCTTTTCCATATTCTGGGCAATGTA